TAATTGGCTTGAAGATATTACTTCAGAGGATATTGAGAAGATTATCAAGGCAATGACAGAATCTCGAATCTTGGGTAATGATTTAAATACAGGTTTTAATAGGAATCCACAAACTGATTCAAAAAAAAAATAACCGATAAAACTTCTTGGGAGGATATAACCGATTTCTACATTGGTTATTGTGGTATTAATCCTAACGACTTTTGGACAAATACTTTTAAGGAAAACAAACTTATGTCGGAATCCTATGTAATCCAAATAAATGCACTTTGGGAACAACATCGTTTTGTTGCGACAATGATTCACAATGTTAATGTTGGTAAGAAATCTGATATGATAAAACCCCACCAACTCTTTGAATTACCACAAGACAACATAAAGAGAAATACGGCTAAAACATCGAGAGAAGATTTTGAAAAGTATCAAGAACTCATTAATAGTAAGTTGAATAAAAAATAGTTATTTTTGTACTATGGCAAACAATGATTTTAGATTATTATTCGAGTTTATTGCAAAAACTGCACAGTTCAATGTTAATATTGATAAATCAAGGGGTAAAATTGAGAGATTTAGTCAACAAGCTACAAGGACAGGTAAAATGTTGTCCACAAGGTTATCACTTCCTTTACTTGCAGTTGGTACATTAGCTTTAAGACAAGCCGCTAAATTTGAAAGATTACAAGTTACATTAAATACATTAAATGGATCAGCAGAGGAGGGTGCAAAAGCATTTGAAAGATTGGTTAAATTTAGTGCAGAAACACCTCTACAATTAGAGGAACTTACAAGAGTGAACAATATGTTAATGGGATTTGGGCAGACATCAGATGATGCTTTTAAATCTCTTAAAATGTTGGGTGATGTTGCAGCAGTTTCAGGTGGTAATTTGACAGGTATAGCCGTAGCATTTGGTCAGGCAGCAGCAGAGGGTAGAGTAATGACCAGGGATTTAAGGCAGTTTATAAACAATGGTGTGCCGATTCTTGATATACTTTCAAAGTCAATGGGAGTTGCAAGGAGTGAAATAATGGATATGGCATCAGAGGGTAAAATATCTTTTAAAGTTTTACAAGATGGTTTTGAGTTTGCAACAGGTTCACAAGGTCGTTTTAACGATGGTTTAAAGGTTCTTTCACAAACTTTAGAGGGATTGTTTAGTACATTAAAAGATAATGTAAATATAGCACTTGCAACACTTGGTAAAGAAATAGCAGAAGCATTAAATTTAAAAGAGGGTATTCCTGCTTTATCTAAAAAGATTGGAGAGTTAGTTAAATCATTTGAAAAATTATCACCAAGTACACAAAGAATAACACTACTAATTAGTGGTTTAGCTATTGTCATACCTCCACTTTTAATTCTTTTAGGTGCTTTTGCAGCAGCAGCAACCGCAATAGCAACTGCGGTATCAGCTACAACTGTAATAATTATCGCTTTGACTTCAGCTTTAGTTGGTTTGATGGCACTTAAAATAAGCAATGCAAAAAATTTAATTGAGGGAATAATTGGCAAACCTTTATCACTTAAAAAAGTTAATACAGAATTACAACTATTGCAAAACAATATAAATGCAATAGCAAAAAATGACTTTATTGGTGCATTAGGTAAAAATCAAAGTAGGCAACCTTTTTCTTTAGTACAACCAAAAGGTACTTTTGATACACCAACAACTACCCCAACAGAATCAGGTGATGAAGCAATGGGAGGTGGATTATTAGGTATAAATCCATTTAAATTAGGAACAGGTTTGCAAACTGTTATAGGTCTTTTAAATAATGATTTACCAAAATCCTTACATACTGCATCGACAGAAACTGCAAAATATGGTTTGACTTGGCAACAAGTAATGGATAAAAGCACAATGGTTACAAATGGCTTTTCAACATCTATGCAAACTATAACTCAAAAAATTACTGATTTTAAAGAAAATGCAATAATACCATTAGCTGAAGAATTAAAGAAAAACAATGACATGATAATGTCTTTTGCAACTACTATTGGTACAACCTTAGTAGATGCTTTTGCTAATTTAGGTGAGGGTGAGAATGCTTTTAAAAAAATAGGGCAACAACTTGAAGCATTAATTAAAAGATTATTAGTAGCAGCAGCATTGTCGGCTATAATAGGTGCGATTTTTGGTTTAAATTTTAGAACAGTTTTTGCCGCATTAAGTGGTATGGGTAGTATGATGTCGCCAGTACCTAATGCAAAAGGAGGTATATATTCAGGTCCTACAAATGCTTTAGTTGGAGAATATCCTGGTGCAAGATCAAACCCTGAAGTTATAGCACCATTAAATAAATTAAAAGGTATGTTAGGAAATAGTGGTGGTGCAATGCAAGGAGAGTTTGTTTTAAGAGGTCAAGATTTAGTAGTTGCTTTGCAAAGAGCAGAACGAAACAGAAATAGATTTAAATAATGGCTTACGGAGTTAAATATGAACTTGATTTTTCAGACATCAAGGGAAATAAAAGAAGTGTCCAAATTCTAAAAAAGGATTATATTGGTGATGTATTTGCTATTGTAGGTACTGACAACCCAGTTATTATTACATACACTAATGATGAGGATTTTTATAATCCAATTATAGGTTCATCTTGTGTGCTAAATATTAAAACTACCGAAACTATATCTTATGATGAATTTATAAATTTTGATGAAAGAGAATATAAGGTAAGGGTTAATGTTGGGGTTGAAGATGAAGCAGCTGATATTAATTCACCACTTTGGCAAGTTGCAGATACTAATTGGCAAGAAACCGATTATAATTGGGCAGCATCAACAATTTTTCAAGTTTATTGGGAGGGGTTTTTAGTTTCTGATACCTTTCAAGAAGCAATACAATCAAAACCATTTGACATTAGTTTAAGAGCAATAGATAACTTGGGAACTCTTGATTCTTATTTAGTACCTGATGGTAATATAAATACTAATGCTGATGGTACAATTAAAGTTGGTGCAACCGATCAAACTAATTTAGATTCTGCATTTTATTATTTACATAAAATATTATCATTTACTGGATTAGATTTTGATATTTTTATACAAAATAACATACGATACACAACTATTGCAGGTTCTGTAATAACAGGTAACAATAATTTATTTCAAGATATATTAGTTAATGAATTTGCATTTACTGATAATTTTGCGAAACTTTCATCAAAAAAAGTTTTAGAAAATATTTTAAGAATAACAAATTCAAGAGTTTTTCAAGCAAATGCGAGTTGGTATGTTGTTTCTAATAGTAATTATTATGATAAAGCATTGTCAGCAGGTCAAACAGGAGAAACTGACCAAAACCAAACAATAATAAACCCATTAGTAACGACTGATGATGTTACAAATACAACATCAACAAGTGTAACTTTGAATGCTACAATAACAAATGACAGAGGTTTAGAGGTAATTGAAAGAGGTTTTTATTTTGGAACAAATCCTATTATAGAATCGAACCCAAAGGTTTTTTCAACAGACACAACTGCAAGTTATGTATCTAATCAAACAGGTTTGGTCACTGGAGAAACATATTTTATTGCTGCTTATGTAAAAACAAATATTTTTACTGAGGGTGTTGGTGATAGGATTAACTATACACCTGGTGCAGTTGAACCTACAACACAACCACCATCTGCAAGTCCAAGTGTAACCAATGAAATTCTTGCAAACAGTGATGTAAAAAATACATCTATGACTGTAAGGGGTAAAATTACAGATATAGGCACAAGTAATGTTACCGAATATGGTTTTTATTTTGGAACTGATGGAAACGATTATACTAAAAATAGAAAAATACCAGTTGCAACAGGTCAAAACATATCAGGTGTTTTAAGTTTTAGTTTAAATACAACAAGTGTTACAAGTCCAACACTTACATTAACTGCAGGTGTTGCACACTATTTTAACGCTTATGCAATAAACACGACAGGTGAAAGTGTGCCAACGGCAGGACAAAGAGAACAATATACTTGGAATTCTTGGAGATTGAGAAAATTATTAGATAGCACTTCAGTTTCAGTTCCTTATGATGCTTCTAAAGCTGTTGGTGATGAGGTTACAATTTCATCAACAGGTAACGATTGTTATGTAATATCAATAGGTCAATCATTAATAAGTTTATCAGGTCTTGCAACAATTAGTGGGGCTTGTGCTGATACCCCTGAACCTGATGTTGAACCTACAAATCCTCAAACTTGTAAAGCAATTACACTTTATCGAAGTGATACTGCATTCAATTTATGTTGTAGTTCACCAACATCAAGAACATTTTATATAAATGGTGAATCTTTTACTGACAATACAAACACAACAAAAGTATTTATTGATGATACTTGTACAACTCTAACAAATGCACAATTTTTGTCTGAAGATTTAGTAAATTACAGACAATTTAACGGCACAAACCTTTTAAATACGGCAAGTTGTCCTGAATGTGATCCTGATGTTGTAACACCTGATGGATTTTTAGTTGAGAAAGATAATTCGCAAGATAGATTAACAGTTCAATATAATGCAAATTTTAGTGTTGGCGAAAGGGTTGTTTTAAGTGTTCAAACAAATGAATGTTTTACTATACTTGAAAACGTAACTACAACCGAAACTTTAACCATAACAATTAATGCTTCTTGTAACACTGTAAAACCAACTCCAAGTGAAACTTGTCCAACAATGACAGATTTTGCAAGATATTTAAAGTGTGGTGATGACAGAATTGAAGTAATTGGAAATAATAAAAATGAATTTCCACAATTTATAAAACAAATTTCTAATAACGATTGTTGGACTTTTATTGATAGAACACCAAACACTCAAAGTGATAATGAATTTAATTTAGGTTGTTTTCCTACAAGTAAATTTGCAACTGGATTTTCAACTTGTGATGATTGTTTAGGAATATCGACAACAACACAAGTTCCTGTTACAACTACCACAACACAACCATCTATATTTTATAGAATATATAGAAGTTTACAAAGTAATTGTAGTGCAGATGATACCATTATAGAGGTGTTTAATCAAACAAATAATTTTCCATCAGTTATATCAGATGGTTCTATATGTTACTCATCATTACAAGATGGAGGTTCAGGTGCAAATGGTGATGTAGATAATTTCTTGGATTTTGCAGATTGTGCAGCTTGTCAAGCATACATAAGTACAACGACAACACAAGCACCAACTACAACACAAGCACCTTGTACCGAGATACAAGCCAATGTATCAACATCTGCTTTAAGTGTTTGTTGTGGTGGTAAACCAGTTTTTGTTTATATAAATTCAACCTCTTTAGCAACTGCAAGTGCAGTATTTACAAATTCTGATTGTACCATATTTCTTCCTGCAGGTAATTATATAAAACATAGTGAGGGATTGTTCTTTTGGAATGGTAACACACTATCAAGTCAAACTTGTCCAGGTTGTTCAGATGGTGCGATACAATAAATGAGATATGTTTGCTGCCAACCATCAACTGTTTATTACTCGTGGCAAGTTGATGCTATGTTACATAGTTTTTTACAAAATGGAATAAAAGCAAAACAAATTGATATTGTTTTTGCCGATAAACCAAACAATGAATATCCTTGTTTTTATTTGACAGAAAAATATCCTGATGTTAATTTTTATTTTTATCCTGATACAAGAAAAAACATAAAATACATTTCAAGTGTAAGACCTCATATTTTAAAGAAACACTTTTATAAATATGCTGATTTATATAAAGGAACTTTTATGTATCACGATTGCGATATAGCTTTAACAAAACCATTGCAAATAGATCATTACTTGTGTGGTTGCAATCCCACTTGTTATTTAAGCGATACAATAAGTTATATAGGACACGATTATATATTATCTAAAGGTGAAGATGTTTTAAATTTAATGTGCGATGTAGCAAACATTGATAAAGATATTGTAAAACAAAATCAAGATGTATCAGGTGGTTGTCATTATATATTAAAAAATATTGACTATACGTTTTGGGAAAAAGTTGAAATAGATTGCGAAAACTTATTTACAGAGGTTGTTAAGTTAAATACAAAAAAAAGAGCAAAAGATGACAGACACCACCCATTACAAATTTGGTGTGCAGATATGTGGGCAGTTCTTTGGAATCTTTGGAAACTTGAAAGAAAAACAGAGATAATAAAAGAATTAGATTTTACTTGGGCAACTGAAAACATAAACGCTTGGGGTAAAAATGCAATATTTCATAATGCAGGGATTAACAACGATAATAATAAAGAGTTTTATAAAGCAAAATATTTAAACAAAAAACCACCAAAAAATTTAGAAATAAATCCAAATTTAGCATCTTTTAAGTATTATGAACTTGTAAAACAAATATTGTAAATTTGTGTTATGGGTATATTTAGAGATGAGCAAACAAGATTACTTAAAGATAATGGAACAGAAAATATAGAGTTTTTTGTTTACGATAAAGAGGGCAATGCAAAAACGACATTAAAGCAAAGCAAGGATGTTTTAAAACAAATACCGAGCAATTTAGCACCTATAAATTCAGATTTAATAGTTGAATACATAAGACCACTTAGAGATGCAATAAAGACCACTAAAACTGAAACAATGTCTTTAATTAATAAAAATCCAAACTTTAGATATAATTCATTTAATTGGAATATAACTTCTTCAAAAGCAGTCATTGCAATACCAAGTGGTGTTTATTCAAGGGTAAATCCAATTTCAGGTGTTTATTGTTTATTTCAAAGTGCTTTAGTTGTAGTTCCATTTTCAAGTAGTACACAAGAAAGAACTACTCATATGTTAAAAAATACATTAAGTGATACAAGAATTAATAGTGGTAAAGATTTAGAAATCAGTTGGAATTATAGAATTGAAACATTACCAGGAATTGGTGCAGTTGGAGTTCATCAATATATGAGTTTAGGTCTTGATTCAACAAACAATGGTACAATCAACAAAATGTACGATTTTGAAGAAAACAGATTTAGAGCAGAATGTTCTGATTGTGGCGAAGATGATAGTGCAATAGCTTTTACTGATGATCGTTTTTTTAAAAAAATAGATTATACACAATTTGATTCTTGGAATAAATACAAAACATTAATACAAACTAATTTACTTGCATCTGACACAAACCCTCATATAGAATTTAAACTTTTTGCAATGTCAGCATCAGGAAATTTCGGTGCAGCAGCATTTTTTGATGGTGTTTCAATAAGTGAAAAATTAAGCACTAAAACAAGATTACACACAAGGAGAAGGGGTAATCAGTTTAAAATTATTGATGGATCGGTTACTGAAGCTGATGACAATGTAACTGGAGAATATAAACAAGCAGAAACATTATTGTCAAATGAAATTGACTTGGCAGACATACATTCAATTCAAGGTACATTCACGAGAAAAGACAGACCTTTAGATGTTTTTAACACAAATACATTAGATAAGTGTGTTTTACAAGAAATAATAAATGACTATCGCTTACCTATTAAACAATATGAGGGTTCTTTTTACAAAGATGATTCTGATGTTGTGCCAATTTATTTTTATCATAAATTATGGATTAACTTTGGAAATACAGTATTACAAGAACCAGTAAGTGCTATTATTGACAGTTTAGAGTTTGATGTAAAACAAAATCAATACAGAATTGTAATGCACTTACCAAATCAAGATGATGATAAAGCAAGTTTTGATTTATATAAATTTGAATAAAATTTTTTATTAATGAAAATATTTTTAACTTTACCGCAATGTTACTAAAGAATATTTTAGAAGGTTGGGGAAATTGGGCATTAAGCCAATTTAAATTAGTTGATCCTGAAATTAAACAAATGTCAAAGATGAGATTACTTATTTGCGATATTTGTGATATTAGAAGTGGTCATATATGCAACCCAACAAAACAGGGGGTAAATGTTAAAACTAAAGAAATAAAAAACGGTTGTGGTTGTGCAATACCACCAAAAACACTTTCCCCTTCATCTAAATGTCCTTTAGATAAATGGTAATCTATGGATAAAATACAAACATTTATCAGTGAGTTCGAAATAGAATTTATTGATGATTTAAGGCGATTAGGTCTTAAAAAGAAAGATGTGTTGGAAAAGTTAGAAATGACTTTACCTACATTGAATTCAAAGATTCAAAACCCTGATACATTAACTGTTAAGGATATAAAGAATCTTATTGAATTAGAATTTAATTTAGAAACTATAAAAAATGAGTACCGAGAAATCGAAAACAACTCCTAAAAAAGTTGTTAGTAAAAAGATGGATTTTCCAAATTGGAGTATCAATCTTAAAATATTTAGAATTCAAAATGAGATTGAAGCTATTATTAAAGATGCTAAAAACCCTTATTTTAAATCTAATTATGCAGACATCAATGCGATGTTAGAACAGTTGCAGCCACTTTTAAATAAATATAAAGTTGCAATTGAACAACCAATGAGAGATGGTAAAGTTTTTACCATTCTTACTTGTGTTGATACAGGGGATTCTAAATCATCAAGTTTAGAATTACAACCTATGTCTGATCCACAAAAACTTGGAAGTGTTATTACATATTTTAGAAGATATACTTTACAAGGTTTGCTTGGGATTAGAACAAAAGATGATGATGCAAATTCAGCATCAGAACAAACTATTAATGAAAGCAGAGCAACAAGTTCTGTTACAATAAACGAAATATAATAATTATGGCAGAAGAATTTGTACGTAAAGATGGTACTGGGCAACTTAACAAAAACTCTTTTAAAACCACAGACAATCACCCTGATTATAGAGGTGATGCTAAAATCGATGGTAAAAACAAAGAGTTAAGTGCTTGGGTAAAAACCAATGTTAAGGGCGAAAAATACTTATCATTAAGTATTCAAGAACCTTATTCAAAAAAGGAAGTCAAAACTGAATCTATTCCTGTGAAAGCAGAGCAAGATGATGACTTACCATTTTAACTTTAAGGGGGGTTTAATCACCCCCTTTTTTAATACTATATTATGAATGAACATATATTATATCACAATGTTTTAGCTAACTACGATAAAAAGCTAAAAGAAGAAGAAGAAAAAAACAAAGAATTAAAAGAAGAAAACAAAAAACTAAAAAATGAAATTAGAAAACTTAGAGATAAAAAATGATAATATAAAGGACTATCATTCCAAAGAATCAATATCAGCGAGTAGTATTAAGTATATGGCACAAACATCTGTTTGGCATTATTTAAATCGCAAACCCGTATTTCAAACTAAATTTATGACAAGAGGTAATGCCGTACACACGATTTGTTATGAGGGTATTGAGGCTTTTAAAAAAGAATATTACGTTCTTCCAAAACTTGATCTTAGAAAAAAAGATGATAAAGAATTAAAGGCAAAACTTATTGAAAAAAACAAAGATAAAGTTGCTTTAGATGAAGAAGAAGATAACATAATAAGAGGTGTATATAATAACTTTATAAAAAGTAAAAAAGCACAACTTTATAGTAAGGGCAAAATAGAAGTTTCTCATTATGGTTCTTACGAAGGAATACCTGTTAGGGTAAGACCTGATTGTTTAGGTGATAATTGGATTAGTGACATTAAAACTTGTCAAGATAGTTCGCCAAATGGTTTTATAAAAGATATTATAAATAGAAAATACCACTTACAGGCATACTTTTATTGCTTAATGTTAGGAGTTGATCCTGCAAATTTTAGATTTATTGCTTGTGAAACGAATCACCCTTACGGTGTTGAGGTTTATAAATTAGATAATGTCTTTCTTGAAAATGCAAAAAACGAATTTGAAAACACTTGGAAGTTTTGGAAATTATATAAAGAAAAAAACATTATTACAGGGTATCAAGCTGATTCATTTGAAAAAGATGGTACAATTATTTTAAAAGGTTATAAAAAAAGAAAATGAAAGATTTAAAAATTATTAAAGACATTGTTAATGATTATTTTCAAATTGACATTGCTAAAAAAACAAGAATGCAAGTTTATGTCGATGCAAGGGGTATGTATTACAGTTTATCAAGAGAATTAGTTCCAGGTGCAACGTTTGAAAAATTAGGTAAATCGGTTAATTTAAACCATGCTACTGTTGTAAACGGAATGAAACAATTTAATTTTTTGCTTGAATATAATAAATCAACCCAAAATAATTACTTAACTTTAAAGGCAATATGTTTAAAAAATATAGATAAGTTGGCAAATCCATTTAATAAATATTTAAGTAAAGAAGACAAGTTACAACATAGTGTAATGGAATATTTGGCTTTTCAATACCCCAATGTTTATGCAATTCATGTTGCTAATGAAGGAAAAAGAAGTCCATTTGAAAGATTTAAGTTTAAGTATTTAGGTGGCAAAGCAGGTGTTCCTGATATATTAATATTTAGGGGTGGTGGAACTGGTAGATACGGTCTTGCCATTGAACTAAAGATTGGATATAACAAACCAACTGATAGTCAAAAAGATGCTTTAGAAAGATTGAGAAAAGAGAATTGGGAATGTCATTGGACTAATGACTATGATAAAACTATTGAAATTATAGACCTTTATTTATCTAAACCCAATGATTCAGAGTTATAAAATGGTTTACTGGTCAGAATCTAAACAAAGGATTCGTTATACTGTTGTTCACAATTTTGATGATTTTGAAAACTATACCTACATTGGTTCGCTTACAAAGGTTGAGTTTGATTTACTTATTGAAGCATTATTCTTAAAGTTTCAAGATGAAGAAATTTCAAACGAAGATGTTCAACTAATGTATGATCGTTTAAGAAAGTTTTGTAATGAAATAAAAAACATTACAGAGAATTTATAATTAAATATGAAAAAGAGTTATTATGCTATCATACCTGCATTTGTCAGATATGACCAAAACTTGACTGCAAATGCTAAATTATTGTATGGCGAAATTACCGCCCTATGTAATGATAAAGGTTTTTGTTTTGCAAGAAATAAATATTTTGCTGACTTATATGGGGTTTCAAATGTATCAATAAGTAAGTGGATAAATCAATTAAAAGATTATGGATATATAAAAATAAAAATGATTTACAAGCAAGATTCTAAAGAAATTGAAAGTCGTGAAATGTATATAACAAATTTTAATGAGGTATTAAAGAAATCTTCAGGGGGTATTAAAGAAAAGTTAAAGGATAATATATATAATAATATAAATAATAATACATTAGAATATAAAAAGGGAAAACATTCTGATATGGTTTTAAAATCATTTAAACCTATTTGTGATTTATTTCCCATTCAAACACAACCAAAAACACAAGCCGATAAAAGTGCTTGGCTTGATTGTATAGATAAACTTGAAAGGTTAGATGGATATTCACCAAGAAAAGTTTATTACATAGTCCAAAAAGTAAGATCAGATGATTTTTGGAAAAACAATTTTTTGACCATTTTAAAATTAAGAAAGAAAAATAAAGATGGTTTAAAATACATTAACCTATTTGAAGCCAAGTTTGGTAAGAATCTTAAACAAATAAATATATGAGTAAAAAGAATAAACATCAAGAAAGAAAAGAAATACCTGTTTTTTCAGGAGTTCTAAAATATTTTCCAAAAGCAATTAGATATGTTTCTAAAGTTAGTTATGTTGGAAATGAACAACACAATCCAGGAACACCACTTCATTGGGATAGGGAAAAATCGAAAGATGAATTAGATGCTTGTGTAAGACATCTTATAGACCACACGGAAGAACCAGTTGATGATGATGGATTATTACATCTTGGTAAAGCTGCTTGGAGAACACTTGGTGCATTGGAGAAGTTTTTAGAAATGAACGATGAATAAATCACTTGTAAAAGAATTAAAAGCAAAAGCTGAAATTGTTGCTGATAACTTTTCTAAAAAGAATCGTGAGGGTAATTTTAACAATGAATTATTTAAAGTTGTTGAGGTTATTCCAATGTCAGATCATACAGCTTCAGTAATATTTAAAAAGAATACTGGAAAGAAAGCAGTTTTCTTTTTCTACTATCTCAACAGAGGTATGTCAAAGGGTTGGCAATATTTTGTACCAACAGATGCTCATATTATTGGTATGCAATCATTTAATTTTTATAAATTAGAAGTTGAAAGGAATAATTATAAAGAAAACTTTAATGAAAGATAAATTTTTAGAATTTGGAATAGACATTGGTTTTAAAACTGGTGAGTTCCACACTACTTGTCCAAAGTGCAGTAGTACAAGAAAAAAGAAAACCGAAAGGTGCTTATCCATAAATGAACCAAAAGGCTTATTTAATTGTCATCATTGTGGATATAGTGGTAATGTAAATCTTCAACCAAAAAAACAATACGTTAAACCAATCGAGGTTAAATCCGAACTATCGGAAAAAACTTTAAAGTGGTTTGCTAAAAGAGGAATATCCGAAACCACAATCGTAAATTGGAACATTAGCGAATCCATAGAGTATTTTCCACAAGTCAAAAAAGAAAGAATTGCAATCAACTTTAATTACTATCGTGAAAAGCAATTAATAAATATTAAATATCGTGATGGTCAAAAGAACTTTAAACTATTTAAAGATGCCGAACTTATCTTTTATGGTCTTGATAATATCAAGGAAATGGACAAGATTTATATTGTTGAGGGCGAAATAGATGCTTTGTCTTTACATGAAGCAGGTCTTTATAGTGTTTGTTCAGTTCCTAATGGTGCATCAAAAGGATCACAACGATTAGAGTATCTTGACAATTGTTGGGAATACTTTGTGGATAAAACCGAGATTATATTATGTACCGATAACGACCAAGCGGGGTTATCACTACGAGGTGAACTTGCAAGAAGATTTGGTCAAGGAAGATGTAAATATGTAGAATTTGGCGATTATAAAGATGCCAACGATATATTAATCAACAAAGGTGCAAGTGAACTTCGAGAAGTTGTTAGTAAAGCAAAGAACTTTCCTATTGAAGGTGTTCTAAATATTAACGATATTTGGGATAGTGTTTTAAACTTTAACGAGAATGGAATCAAGAATTATAATGTGCGATTGGGAAACTCTAATGAGTATTATAACATTAGCTTCGGAGAATGGACTGTATGCACAGGGATTCCAAACGCAGGAAAGTCAGATGTCATCGACCAAATATGTGTTAATCTTGCATTACAAGAAAACTTTAGAGTAGCAATGTTTTCACCCGAAAGCTATCCTTATGAATCTCATATAAAAAGGTTAGCAAATAAGGTAAATGAAAAAGAATGTACAACACAAGATTTAAACAATACAAAAACATTTATTGAGGAACACTTTTTCTTTGTTCGTATAGACATCGAAAACTTAACTCTAAAAGGCATTTTAGATGCTTTTAAGCAACTTGTATTCCAAAAAGGTGTAAATATATGTGTGATTGATCCATACAATATGTTAGACCATTCTGCTCAACGAGATTTTACTTATGTTGGAAAACTATTATCGGAGATAACACAATTTTGCCAACAAACAAACACTCATTTGTTTTTAGTAGCACACCCAAGAAAGATGGAAAGTGTAGATGGTAAATATAGAGTTCCAAATCCTTATGATATTTCTCAATCAAGTGACTTCTTTAACAAGGCATATAATTGTATAACCGTTTATAGGAATCTTGGTCAGCAAACTATATATGGAAGTGATAGTGTTCAGGTGTATGTTCAAAAAGTAAAGAGAAAAGAGAATGGTAAACAAGGCGATTTTATGGTTGCACCCGACTTTCAAAACGGAGGTGTATATAAAGAAATAGATAAAGACATTCAAAGGTTTGAGGTGATTAAAGATAATATACCTTTTTAGTACCTTTGTAATATGTTTGATGTAAGCATATCGGTTATGAGGGGTTTTGGGATAGGTTTTAACTACTCAAATGAAGATATTGAGGGATTAGAATCATTAGCCGATGATCTACGACACACCATACAAATAATCTTTTTCTTTGTAATAATCAACATAAATTACTATACTCCTAACGAAGAAGAATAAATTTTTCTCATTGATTATCAATTAGTTAGCAATTATTTACTAATTATTTACATAAAATATTTTTTATATTGTAAAATAATCTTTATATTTGAGTATTATTAAAAACAACGATATGAAAAACAACACAAAAACAAGATATAGAGTTTACTCTTTAGGAGAGGGAATAAAAGAATCTAACGAATATTTTACATCTCTTGTAGAGGCAAAAAAATATATGAAAACTCTTTACAACTTTATGATTAAAATGAATGCAAGTTTATTTACTCTTTCTAAAGAGGAAAGTGATAATGATTTTGATGACATTGATACTACTGGTATTAACACAAGAACAACAATAATTAATTTATAATAACTAAAAATGAAAAAAATAGAAAAAGAAAATTTTGAAAAAAATGCAATGAAAATTTTGCAAAAATATTTTAAGAAATACAACATAGTAGTTAAAAAATGGCGAACTACTTCAAGTGGTTGTGCTTACAATAGCAGATTAAATGCTAATAAACAAAGTGAAATAGAAATTCCAAGACCAACTGATACAGACAGATTATCTGTTTGTTTTCACGAGATAAAACACATTATAGATGGTAGAGTAAAACCAAGAACTATTAGTGAATTTAGATGTGATAAATTTGCTTTAGATAAATTAGTAGAATATGGCTATGATACTTCAGATCATTGTAAAAGAATGAAATGGCACATTTTACATCAAGTTGCAAAATCAACAAATCGTAAAGCTAAAAATGTTCCAGTAATTATTCGTGATTTTTATTCAGAAATAAATTTTGATGATTGGTTTGGAAAAAAAGTTTGGGTGGGTATAAGAAAAATAAAAGGCATTGGTTATTCCAATGTAAAAAAATGGGATAATATTTATATGCAAATTTCCAATGATAATTGGCAAACAAGAAAAGAATATGATTTATAATTAGCCCTAAATCATTGTTATAAAATCAAGGGGGTGAAAATCACCCCCATTTAACTAAATACAATTATAATGAGTTTTACAGAATATAAAAAAGAAGAATTTATAAAATTATTAAAAGATGTAAATAAAATTAAAAATAATGAACCTTTAGATGTTAATACATTTGAGGAACTAACATTCAAAACTGGAATGTTTGGAGAAAAAAGATCAAGATATACTTTTGACAATGGACTAACATTATCTGTTGCAGGTGGTGATGGTTTTTACGGAGATGGTATAGTAGATTTTGAAATTGCTATATTGGATAGTTGCAATGAACTTATGTCATTAAATATATTTTCTGATGAGTATGGTAATGTTTCAGGTTGGCAAACCAAAAAAGATATTACCGAATGGATTAAAAAAATTAAAAAATATAGTACTGACTAAAACCACTTTCCGACATAAACTGTGAAAGATAATAGGAAGTTATGAAACCTGGTTTTTAACCCTGCTTGTTTAAGTGGGGTTTTTTTATGTATTTTTGTAAAGTGAAAACAAACAAAAAGCAACACACTAAAAAAGCAATTCTTGAAGCATTAGAAAAATCATTGGGAGTTGTTACAACTACTTGTAAGAAAGTTGGAATCAATAGAACTACCTTTTACAAGTATTTAAAAGAAGATGAGGAGTTTGCAAAGCAAGTAAAAGATATTGAGAACATTGCTCTTGATTTTGCTGAATCACAACTCCATAAACAAATAAGTGAGGGCAACACAACCGCTACAATCTTTCTTTTAAAGACAAAAGGAAAGAAACGTGGTTATGTTGAAAGAAGCGAGATAGTACACGACAATCAAATTAAATCAACCATTATAGAATGGACACCACCAAGAAAGTTGAACAAAGATGCAATAGGCAATTCTACGACCTTATTAGATCAGAAAAAAGATTTAAAGTCCATCAAGGAGGAACAAGGTCAGGAAAAACAGTAGCCGTTTGTCAATACCTGGTTTATCTTATTACAACATCAAAGAAACCTTTGACCATCTCTATTGTCCGTAAGACATTACCTGCATTAAGAGGTTCTGTAATGAGAGATATAATGATAGTGCTACAAGAAACAGGTATTTATTTTTCAGGAGTACATAACAAAGCCGATAATACTTTTAAGTATAATAATCATCTTATTGAGTTTCTTTCGGTAGATGAACCTCAAAAGATTCGTGGTCGTAAAAGAAACATTGCATTCTTAAACGAGGGCAATGAATTAAACATAGAGGATTTTCGCCAAATCAATATGAGAACAACCGATATGGTTATTGTTGATTTTAACCCATCAGATCCAATCCACTGGATATATAATGACCTAATTCCAAGAGATGATTGCGATACTTGGGTAACAACATACAAGGACAACAACTTCTTATCAAAAGAACTGGTCAATGAAATAGAAAGAATGAAACTTCGTGATCCTGATTATTGGAGAGTATATGGAGAGGGATTAAAAGCAATCTTTAGTGCAAGACAAATATTTAACAACTGGACATTCATTGATTATGATGAGTTTCCTGAATTTGATTTAGATGTAGAGGGAATAGTCGGAATTGACTATGGGTATAGTAATGATCCAACTGCTTGTGTTCTTGTCTTTAAAAAGCACGATAGGGTTTATTTGCACGAGATATTATACCAAAAAGGTTTAACCAATAGCGACATTGTAGATATATTAAAAGCTAAAGGGTATGGCGAGGTAATTACTTACGCTGATTCTGCTGAACCTAAATCTATTGAGGAGATGAGAAGATTGGGATTGTATATAAAACCTGCAACAAAAGGGCAAGGAAGTATAAATGCGGGAATATCTAAGTTAAAAGAGTTTGATATTTATGTAAGCAATGAATCAAAGAATATATTACGAGAATATCAAAGCTATTATTGGGAACAATTAAAAGATGGAACAATAATAAACAAGCCACAAGACAAGGAAAATCATTTAATGGATTCTATTCGTTATGCAGTTTATTCCTCCTTTGGTAAGAAAGAAAACTTTTTTGTAATTTAATTAGTATTTTTGTAAAATAAAAGTTATTCGATGGCATCAATTTTATCAAGATTTCAGAAACTCATATCAAAGAATTTTCAACAAACTAATGCAGAGTTTAATAAAGCGATATATAACTATATAGGAAACAGTATCATTTGGAATCCTGAAAACGATAATACATATATTGAAAAAGGGTATCAACAAAACACAACAATTTATTCTATTGTAAATCTAATTGCTAAAACGGCAGCGACTATTCCATTTCAGATATATGAAATAAAAAGTGAGAATGATTTAAAGAAGTATAAATCTATGACAAGTGGTATTGCAAATGGTTCAGCGTTACACAAAGCAGAGGTATTAAGAAAACACGCCCTTGAAGAAGTAGCAGATACTGAATTGCACGAATTACTATCAAGACCTAATCCTGCACAATCATACAATTCTTGGATTCAAGAAATAATTGCATTTGGTAAACTAACTGGAAATCGATATATCTATGGTTTAAAACCTGATACAGGTGCTAATCAAGGTAAATTCAAAGAATTATATGTATTACCAAGTCAAAAGGTAGAAATTAATAGTGGTGGAATATTTGACCCAGTTAAATCATACTCATTAGATTATAACGGACAATATCAAATGGCAGCAGAGGATATTTGCCATATAAAAGATTTTAACCCTTATTATGATGGAACTGGTAGTCATTTGTATGGAATGTCGCCACTTAAAGCAGGTTTAAGATCATTAGATACAAATAACGAAGCAGTTACAACTGGTGCGAAGTATTTACAGAATCAAACCGCAAGAGGTGTGCTTATGAGTGATGAGGGGGATATTAATGAAGTACAAGCACAACAATTAAAAGAGAAGTTTAGACAAAACTATCAAGGCTCTAACAGTGCAGGTGATATTGTAATAACACCAAAGAAACTATCTTGGATCAACTTTGGAATGTCTGCATCTGATTTATCTCTTATAGAACAATACAATGCAAGTATTAAAGATTTATGTAATATTTATTCTGTACCTGCCGTTCTTTTAAACAACACGGAATCTTCTACATACAACAATGTAATCGAAGCTAAAAAGACATTGTATCAAAATGCAGTAATCCCTGAACTTAATAAAATCAAAGATGAGTTAAACAGATGGTTAGTTCCTGCTTATGGCGAGAAACTATACATTGATTTTGATTACTCCAGTATTTCTGAAATGCAAGAAGAAATGGATAAAGTGGTTGGGCAAATGAGTCAAGCGTGGTGGCTAACTCCAAACGAAAAAAGACAAGCAATGAGTTATGGTGTTGAATCTGACAATGAAAAACTTAACGATTATTATATTCCAATGAACCTTGTACCATTACAAGATGAGGTTATTAGCGAGGACTTTAAAAGTGTTAAAGTAGATTATAATGAACTTCTTGATGTTAAGAGAGAGGTTCGTAGAGATGTTTATACAACTCGAGTTGAAGCAAGTGAAAGAGCAGAAGATATTGGTTGTCAAGGTGTTCATTCACACGATGATAATGGAAATAAGGTTTATATGCCGTGTGCATCACACGAAGAATATGAAAGAATAACTGGAAACGAATTAAAGACAAACGACAACGAATATACATCTAAACAAAATTCATATAATAATTATCCACAAGGTGCTACTAACAATGCAAAGAGAATGTTAGAGTGGAGAAAGAAATATGGTCGTGATGTTGTTAAAGGTGGCACAGAGGTTGGTTGGAAACGAGCAAATCAATTAGCTAATAGAGAATCAATATCACTTGATACTGTAAAAAGAATTCATAGCTTTTTAGCAAGACACGAGGATAATGCAAAAATATCTGAAGAATATAGAAACGAACCTTATAAAGACAAAGGGTATGTAGCTTATAATCTTTGGGGTGGTAAAGCAATGATTTCTTGGGCTAAAAAGATTTCTCAAAATGCTGACTAAAAAATTCAAAAAAAATTATCAAAAAGATTGGCTTAATCAATTAGATATTGCAGAAGCTAAACAAGATAAGAAATGGGTAAAATATCTTGTTAGTGAAAACAATCAGATAATTGATGAGTTTTTAAAAGCTAATAAAAAAATACCTGACCTACAATCTAAATTTAAGAATAGCGACTTAATAAATCTTTATGTTGAACTTTATCAAGAGGTTGGTAATAAGTTTGCCAGGTGGTATGCACAAAACTTTGACAAATACATTACTAAAAATATTGATGTTGAATATGAGGATATTTGGAATCAAAAATTTGCATACATAGGTAGTCAAGTGGCGGGAACAAGAGTTGTTAGTGTTGGTGGTAATCGTAAAAAAGAATTAACAAAAACACTAAAAAGATATATGGCAGACCCCGACTTTCAATCAATGAATGAGGTACAAGCGGGTAGAATATTAAGAAAGAAGTTTAAAGATATGTCGGTTGTAAATGCAAAACGAATTGTAAGAACCGAAAGTACTAATGCTGCGAACTATGCTACTAATCAAAGTGCCACCGATGTTTTTGGCAAAGAAAACCTACAAAAAGAGTGGATAGCTAATTTAGATGAAAGAGTAAGAATTGACCACGCTGAAGCAAATGGACAAGTAGTCGATATGGATAAAAACTTTTTAGTGGGTGGTGAGGAATTAGCATATCCAGGTGATAGTAGAGGAAGTGCTGCTAATGTAATAAATTGTAGATGTACAAATGCACCTTTTCCAAAAGAAGCAATTATTGAGGGAAGTATTCCACAAAGAATTGAACCAACTCCTGTGAGAGTTCCAAGGCAAAGAGTGGTGCAAGAAGGAAAACCAAATTTTTATCCAAAAGAAATTGATGAATTAAAAAGATTAGGTTTTGAACTACCAAAAGATGATGGATATTTAAGAAATTTTGTAAAACCTGTAAACTTTATACTTAATAAAAACAGAACAAGTAACTTTTATCTCCCAACCAAAAATAGTGTTAATTTGGGTTTAAAAAAAGTAAAAAATAATTGGTGGACTATTGGTAACGGAAGTCGAGTTCTTGTTCACGAAATAGGTCATTCAATACATACTACAAGAAAATTAGCATATAGACAAGGTTCTGAATATTTAGCACACCCAAAATTTAAAGCCAAAATGAACGATTGGAAAGAAAGGTTTATGAGTAATAAGAGGTTGTCATCTCAAATGTCAAAAATGTTTAAAGAACTTGATCCTAATGGAATATTAGTTTTACAAAGCGATAATTTAGCGAGAAGTATTAATCGAGGTGTTTCAACTTATACACCCTTACAAAACTTAAAAAAATTAATGCCAAACATACCATATAATAAATTGAGATGGTACTTTGTGTCGACTAACGATTTTTTTGGTGCAATTAATAAAATGAAGAACTTTGGATATGGTCATAAGAAAGGTTATTATTTAAAAGCAAAAGGTGGTGATTATGCAGAGGTCTTTGCGAATATGTATGACTGGAAATACAATGGAAATCCAGTGATGGAAAAATATTTTCCTAAACTCTTTGAAGAAGCAATGGATTTATTAGATGAATTATTAGAAACTGGACAGTTTACACCAACAAAAATATAATTATGGAAGATTTTGAAAAATTATTAAAATTACAAGATGAATATTTAGAGCTTCACCCTAATTCAGAAGTTCCTGATATAAGTTTTCCAGGTGGTGATATTGATAAACTGATAGAAATGTTAGAAAATGCCAATGTAAGAAAAATAGAAGCAATAGAAGATATAAATGCTTTTGATTTAGTAGAATATAAATATATAGAAAATTAATATCTTTGTAAAATGGAAAATATAATATATAAGTCAAGTCCAATCGGTGAATTAGTTGATGCCGATGAAAAGAGTGGAATCGTAAAAGGTTATGGTTCTGTATTTAATAATGTTGATAGCGATGGTGATATAATTACACCAGGTGCATATACAAAAACGATTATGGAGAATGGAAGTCGTGTAAAGTATTTATATCAACACAATATGGATCAACCTTTAGGTAAAATGGTAAACCTATATGAAGATGATAAAG